AGGCGACCCAGTTCACCGAGGAGGAGTTCCGAGGCCTGGATGCGATCATCCGTGGCGACAACGGACTTCCCAAGCGTGTTTACTTAACCTGTAACCCCGGAGGCGTCGGCCATTTCTGGGTGAAGCGGCTTTTCGTAGACCGGGATTTCCGGGGCACGGAGAAGGCCGATGAATACGTGTTCATCAAGGCCACCGTGGATGACAACAAGAACATCGACGAGCGGTACAAGGCCACTCTGGATCTGCTGCCGGAGGATATCCGGCGGGCACACCGCTTCGGTGACTGGAACGCTCTGTCCGGCGTTTACTTCTCTGAGTTCACCGACAGCCTGCACACCTGCAAGCCCTTCCCCATCAAAAAGACCTGGAAACGCTACCGGGCCATGGACTACGGCCTGGACTGCTTCTTCTGCATTTGGGTCGCGGTGGACGAGAACGGGCGGTGTTATGTTTACCGCCAGTATGAGCAGAAGAATATGCTGGTCTCCGAGGCTGCCAGGAAGCAGCTGGAGCTTACCCGGCCTGATGAATACATCGATTTCACCATTGCGCCCCCGGATATGTGGGCCAGATCCCGGGAAACCGGCAAGAATCAGGCGGAGACCTTTGCGGAAAACGGCGTGAGCCTGTTTAAGGCCGACAATAACCGGCAGCAGGGCTGGTACGCCCTGAAGGAACTGCTGAAGCTCCGGGAAGACGGCAAACCAGGACTGATTATCTTCGACACCTGCGGCAGTCTGATTGACTGCATCAAGTGTCTGATGCACGACAAGACCAACCCCAACGATGTCAGCAAGACACCCCACGATATCACCCACGGCCCTGACGCCCTGCGATACTTCGCCCAGACCCATCTGCTCCCTGCGGAGCAGGAGGAGCCGGAGCAGGAGGAGGAAGAAGACGACGCGGCCATGGATTACCAGACCGCCATGTGCGGTACCGGCGTGTCCAGCAGCTACATTTACGCATAACAGCCGGAAAGGCTGACTTTTGAAAGGAGATCCAATATGGGTATGGAAGAATTTTTTGGGGCTTTCGATGGCAGTGAGCCTGTAGCTGTCGAGGAAACCCCGGCAGTTGAGGAAACCCCTGCGGAGGAGCCTGCCGCAACCGAGGGTGAGGAAGGTACTGAAACCGACACTGAGGGTGCGGACGAGCCTTCCCAGGAAGACCCTGCCGAGGAGGGCGGCGAGGAAGGCGCTGAGGAGGAGCCTGCCGGTGACGACGGCGCTCAGGAGCAGACCTTCACCGTGCGGATCGGCGAGGAGGATCACGAGTATTCCCTGGAAGAAATGACCGAGCTGGCCCGGAAGGGTGCCGGTTATGATGATCTTCAGGCCCAGCTGGACGAGGCTACCCAGGCACGGGATCAGCTTCAGGCCCAGATCGACGGCCAGCAGGATGTCATGGATATTCTGAGCCAGATCGCCGAAAAGAGCGGCAAGAAGGATGCCCTGGAGCTGGTGAAGCAGCTGTACATCAATTTCCGCAAGGGTAACGGCGTGTCTGAAGATGCTGCCGCACTGGAGCTGGAAAATGCCCAGCTGAAGAAGCAGGCCCAGGCAGCCAAGCCCACCAAGCAGGAAACCAAGCCTGCGGACGATGCCCAGACCCGGGCGCAGCGGGAAATTGCCGAGTTCCGGCAGATGCACCCCGGTGTGTCCCTGGATGCAGCCATGGTGGCCAAGCTGAAGCCCGACGTCCAGAAGGGGATGACCCTGGCTAACGCCTACCAGAAGATGCTCAACGACCAGAAGGCCGCTGAGCTGAAGCGCAAGGAAGAAGCCAACAAGCAGAACGCAAAGAACCGGGCAAAATCCCCCGGCAGCCAGCAGGACAGCGGCGGCAGACGCCAGAAGTCCGGCGCGGAGGATTTCTTCGCTCAGTTTACTTAATATCAGCCAGAGCTTAAAGCCAGAGTGACCCGAAAGGGACACCCTGGCTTTTTGTATTTTTTTGAGGAGGTAACCAAATGGCAACTATTCACTTCGGTGAGAAGCACAAGCAGGAACTGCTGGAAAAGTTCGCAGAAATTTCTGTGACCGATTCTATGTTCTCTCATGAGATGGACACCCAGTTCTCCGGCGTTGCTACTGTGCACGTCACCACCATCAAGACCGAGAAACTGCAGAATTACGACCGCAGCAAGAATGTCGGTTCCGGCAGCCGTTATGGCGAAGTTAAGGAAGTCGGTACCGAGGTCCAGACCTTCACCATGACCCAGGACAAGTCCCTGCCTCTGTCTATTGACAAGGGTAACAAGCAGGACGAGTTCAATTTCAAGTCCGCTGGCAAGGTCATGGATGCACACCGCAAGGAGCAGATCGTTCCTGAAGTGGACACTTACCGCCTGAAGCGTTGGGCGGAGCTGGGCGGTATCCACAAGGAACTGGATGCAGAACCCACCAAGTCCACCATCGCTGAACAGATCATCACTCTGCACAATGACGCCGTTAACCGCGGTAATGTTCCCGACGATTTCCAGCTGACCATTGACCGCGCTTATCTGCCCACCCTGAAGCTGGCGGATGAATGGATCCGTGCGGACTCTCTGGCAGCCAAGACCCTGCCCAAGGGTACCATCGCTGAGTTCGATGGTATGCCTGTCCGTCCTATTCCTTCTCGTCGCATGCCTGCAGGCGTTCCTTTCATGCTGACCTACAAGAACGCCCTGATCGCGCCCATGAAGATCAACGACTTCAAGGGCCATACCGACCCTCCCGGCCTGTCCGGCGACCTGCTGGAGTTCCGTATGCGGCATGATGCCTTCGTCATCGGCGTACGGGCTGACGGCGTGGTTGTGGCCTGCCTGCCCGGTACCGTGACCGCAGTTCCCACCATTCAGGTGGCCGAAGGAAACGCTACCATCACCGGCAACGGCCAGGTGTTCTACACCCTGGACGGATCTGATCCCCGTTACTCCAAGGAGGCCAAGCTGTACGGCGGCCCCGTTGCAGTGACCGCCGGTGCGGAAATCCGTGCATATGCCCATGTGGAGGGAAAGTTCTGGTCCGACGTGGCCGAACATGACTACGAGGGCTGATAAACCCTGAGAGGGGCGGGAAACCGCCCCTTTTCCGGAAGGAGTAATATGATGCAGATTCTTACTTTGGTTCTGAGCGCTCTGGCCTTTCTGATGGGCGCGGGTACGCTGATTCTGGTGCTCCAGGAGAGGAAGCATCTGCGGAAGCACGTGCAGGAGCTGAACCTGTCCATCAACAAGCGGTTCCGGGGCATCGCCGCCGGCAACCAGAAAAGCAGGGCAGCTCTGCTTCAGCATGTGGACGAAGCAGAGAAGAGAACTGCCGCTGCCGCCGAGAAGCTGGTCAAAGACGTCAACGGCCGCGTGGATAAGGCCAACCAGGCCCTGCGGGCTGTAGGCTGCGCAGTAAAGAAAAACATGGCCAGAATCGACGATCTGGAGCATGGCGTTGTGCCGGATTTTGAGGCTGCGCGAAAGGCTGTGAACGCGGTGAACGACATCAACAAGGGAATTTCCGGAATTCTGGGCTTTGACCCTCTGGAAGCGCTGAAGCAGAGCAGACAGGAGGGTGACTGATGGCCAAGAGAAAGGTTAAGATCCCGGACCATAAGGAGCTGCTGTCCCGGTATGCCAAGGGTCACAGCTTTAACCAGTCCATTGATCTTTACGACAAGGTAGCGGTCAATGAGAACTTTTACATTGGAAATCAGTGGGAGGGCGTGCAGTCCAACGGCTTGCCTACCCCCACTTACAATATCTTCAAGCAGGTCATCAACTTTCAGGTGTCCACCATCACCAGTGACAATATGGCGATTCGGACTGTTCCGCTGCCCTCTACCTCCCGGTTTACCATGGGGCAGCTGGAGAAGATCTGTGAGATCATCAACCACCAGATCGCTGCCATTATGGAGAGGAACCAGATCGTGGCCAAGAACCGGGAATTTCTGCGCAATGCTGCGGTGTGCGGTGACGGCTGCATGCACTTCTATTTTGACCCGGCCATTGAGAACGGCCAGGAAGTGAAGGGCGAGATCGTCGCGGAGATCATCGACAACCTCCGGGTAATTTTCGGTAATCCCAACTGCCGGGATGTGCAGCGGCAGCCCTGGATCATGCTGGTCCGCCGGGAGTTGGTGGACGATGTCCGGGATCGTGCGGAAGATCTGAAGGAAGAGGGTCTATGCTCCATGGAGGACACTGACGCCATTATGCCGGACAGTGAGAAGTTCAAGAATGACTTCGATTCCTATACTGACGACAAGGTGACGGTGCTGACCTATTACTTCCATAACCGGGAGACCGGCACAATCTGGTGCATGGAGAGCTGCGAATGCGGTGTCATCCGGGATGCCTACGACACCGGCTATACCCTGTACCCGCTGATCTGGATCAACTGGGACTATATCCGTGACTGCTACCACGGTCAGGCTATGGTCACTGGCCTGCTGCCCAACCAGAAGTTCATCAACAAGATGTTCGCCCTGGTTTCCATCAGCCTGCTTACAACTGCTTTCCCGAAAATTGTCTATGACAAGAACCGGGTTCGCAGATGGGACGGCGGTGTTGGAACCGCCATCGGCGTCAACGGCAATGTGGCCGACGTGGCCAAGGTCATCGAAGGCGCACCTATGAGCCCTCAGATCGCCCAATTCATCGAAATGGCCTTCGACAAGACACGGAGCCTTCTGGGTGCTTCCGACGTGGCCATGGGAGACTCCCGTCCGGACAACACATCTGCTATCATCGCCCTGCAGCGCGCAGCCAACACACCCATGGAGCTGACCAAGCAGAACGATTACCAGTGCATGGAGGATGCGGCCCGGATCTGGCTGGACCTGATGTCCGTCCGCTATGGCACCAGAATGGTGGAAACCACCCTGGATATGGACAAGCCCGGAGAGCAGCCCCTGGGTATGCAGCTGCCGGTCCAGACTTTTGTGCGGCCCTTCGATTTCTCCATCCTGAAGGATCTGCAACTGTCCATCAAGCAGGACGTGGGAGCAAGCTCTTACTGGTCTGAAATGGCATCCATGCAGACCCTCGACAATCTGCTGATGAACAAGCTCATCACACCCAAACAGTACATCGAACGCCTGCCCAATGGTTACATCACCAAGAAGCAGGAGCTGCTGGACGATCTGGCAGCTGCGGCCATGGCTCCGCCTGCGCTGTCCGGAGGCACCGGCACAAGTCCGGAAAGTTCTGAGGATATGGCAGTGAAGGGCGGTAGCGGCAACGGACAGCTTCAGCGGGCGCTGAACAGAGAGGGGGCATAACCAATGGCAATTCCTAAAATGGAAGAGGATGTGGAGGTCATCTCCAAACTGGGCGACATTCCCGGCAGTGACGACGGACTGACAACCCAGGAGCTGAAGCACCGCTTCGATCTTGGTGCCGTTCTAATCAAGGACTTTATCAATAACGTTCTGATTCCCGGGATTGAGAACGCCGTCGATGAAGACGGCCTCCTATCGAAGGTTGCGCAGGCAATTAATGGTAAGCTGTCCCTTTCCGGCGGCACCATGACCGGCGCACTGAACATGGGCGGCAAGAGCCTTTCCAACCTGAAGACACCGGCGCAGGACACAGATGCAACCACGAAGAAATATGTGGACGATGCAAAAGCAGCGGCTATTTCTTCTGCTGTCAATGATGCAGGTACCAATGCGGCCAATATCGTAAAAAGCGAGACAGATCGTACCAACACCGAGGTAAGAAAGGCATCGCCCCGGAATCTGCTGGACAACTCTGATTTCCGGAATCCGGTGAACCAGAGAGGCATTACCACCTCCAATGCTGTCGGCTATACCATCGACCGCTGGGTGAATCCTACCTACATTCGTCCCAAATGGACGGTAAACGACGGCTATGTGTCGCTGGAGAATGACCTGACGGACAGCTACCGCACATTCCAAAGGCTTACCGCCGGAACGCTGAAGGCCGGGACCAGGTATACTGCCGCCGCAAAGATCCACAATGGAAATGTATTTTCCTGTGTTCTGGAAGCCCCCGCTTCCGGTGACAGGTACAGCAGCAGATTTGACGATTCGTTCTATCTGGGTCTTTCCAAAAGCACCGATCACGATGCTTTCTATATTTCCATCACCGCGGGCAATACCATTCCTATCGAGTGGGTCGCCCTGTATGAGGGGGAATACACCGCAGACACACTTCCCGAATACCAGCCCAAGGGATATGGCGTTGAGCTGACGGAGTGTATGCGATACTTCCAGACAATTAAATCCGCTGGTTCAGGTTACTTTACTCCCATTGGTTTTGGTTGGGGAACAAGCGCTACTGTTGGCAGATGCGCCATTCCTCTTCCAGCGCCCATGAGGGATGGCTTAGCTGCTTCTATTGAAAAGAATACTTTCACTGGTATGTATTTATTTGACGGCTCAGAGCGCGGGGTTTCTGAACTCAGTGTTATCAATACTACATCTAAGGTTCCGACTAATGTTGTGGTAGTTGATGCAACTGTTGATGGCATTGGCAATAGAGCACCCTGTTCGCTTGCTGTTACTAGTGGTGAAATCTGGCTATCCAAGGATCTGTAAGGAGGAAGCAATGGAATATCACGTTTATGTAAAAGTCAAAGACGGCTATATCACCGCCGTGGATTCCTCCGCTTTCCTGGCTGATACTGCCGGGTGGGTGGAGATCGACGCCGGCAGCGGCGACAGGTTCCATCATGCCCAGGGCAACTACTTTCCGGAATCCCTGGTGACTGACAGCGGCGCTTACCGCTATAAGCTGACCGACGGCGAAGCGGTGCCCTGCACCCCGGAGGAGCTCGAAGCGCAGGAGGCAGCCAACACGCCTGCCCCGGTGCCTGATAAGGAATCTGTGTGGGATGAGCTGGATGCAGCCTATCAGTCCGGCTATCAGGACGGCTATGCGGAAGGAGTGAACAGTATCTATGACCAGTAAGGAACGTGTACTGAGCCGGGAGCGGGACCGTGGCCGTCCTGTTGGAAAGCAGCAGGGCAAGGCCGATGCTATGGAGCTGGCCGCCCGTGCGCCCGGCATGGATGCCACAGCCATCATCGCAGAGGAAGAGAAAGTCCCCCTGTTTGTATGGGGAACGGACTATTCCTGCTGCGATGCCGGCACGCCTATCGCAGAGATCATCGACGGTGAGAAGCAGATTTTCACCATGCTGACGCCTGTCAATACCGCCGCATACCCCGGCATCACGCCGAACAAGGAGCGGAGCCTGTTCTCCCTCTGCCATACCAAAGACCCCGCAAAGGCAAAACCCTGGGTCGCGTCCCAGGGCATCAGCGGATTGTACCAGATGGAGGAATGCTGTACCTATCCCTTTAGTGACGGAACGATCCATGTGTTCCGGAATCTGGTCAAGGATAACCAGTACCCTCCGCTGACGGTGAATGTGGAGCATTACTGGTCAGATCTGGGTGATGTGAGCGCATGGCGATAACGGTGGCTGTGGTAAGCGTGTCCGGGGTCTATACTTATGGGCTTTACTACCTCGATCCCGGCGACGGCAAGACCTATCTTTGCGCAAGAAAGGGCGAGGAAGCCGGAACGACTGTTACTTTGCACTATCTGCCCCATGAACTTGTGGGCCAGTATTTCGAGGAGGGATGATTATGGCAGCCTACAAAATTATGCAGGGTGACGAATACCCCATCACCGTCAGTCTCAGCCAGGACGGCCAGGTTCTGATACCAGACATGGTAGCGGATCTGGAAATCACCGTCGCAGACAAACTTCGCTACTTATTTTCCAGAAGCACTATTGGTTTTGACACAGCGCAGAATCTCTGGTGGTTTCGTCCAACTCAGAAAGAAACCATTTCTCTGGAGCCTGACGGTTGCGCTGTGATTGCCAGAGTGAAATACTACGGTAATATCGACTTTGATGTGAAGGGAATTCCCCTTGGCACGCTCATCGTCAGTGCGGGCAACAGCAAGGAGGTGATTTGACATGGCTGACTTTAACGGGAATATTCCCGGCAGACACAGAATGAATGGGCAAATCGTGGGAGACCTTATCTTCGGAGTTCCCGGAAAAAGCGCATACCAGCTTGCCGTGGAAAACGGATACGAAGGCAGCCTGGAGCAGTGGCTTGAAGGCTTGCAAGGCGAACGAGGGCCACAGGGACCTGCCGGTCCTGCAGGTGATGACTATGTCCTGACCGATGCTGACAAGGCGGAGATCGCGGAGATGGCTGCGGGTCTGGTGGAAGTGCCGGATTCTGGTGGGAATGCTGACCAGAGTGGTCTGAGTACCACGGCGGCGAATCTGCTTGTCAACATCCTGAGAAACGGCGTGTACAGCACTGACCAGAGCGACAACATCACTGCACTGGCGGCTGAATTGGGCGTTACCGAGGAAGAACCTGACGAGCCTGATATTCCCGTTGAACCCGATATCCCTGACGAACCGGATGAACCCGAAGTCACTCTGACCAGTATTTCCGCAACGTACAGCGGCGGCGATGTGACCGCAGGAACGGCTGTGTCTGACTTGACTGGTATTTCCGTTACTGCTCATTATTCGGACGGCACAAGCGAACCCGTGACCGGGTACACCCTGTCTGGCACAATCGCAGAAGGTAGCAACACCGTGACTGTCACTTATGAGGGCAAAACCGCAACATTTACCGTGGGGGGCGTGGCTGAATCT